CCTTGAGCATACTTCAACGCTTCTTCGCGCTGGCGCTCTGCTTCGCGCATTTTCTTTGTCAGGCGGTCAATGCGCTTCTGTGTGGCATTCTCCGCTTTGTCAAAATTATCATCTTCGGACGCCTGCTGTTCAGCATCGTCATTAGCTACATCGACCTCAGTTTCCTGAGAGTCGTCCAGATCCAGTTCAATCTGTTCTTTTTCTTCTGCCATTTTTAACTCCTAGAAATGCAAAATGTCTTCAGGCTCGTTGATACGCGCCAAAATCTCGTCATCGTTTAAGATGCGAACCTCACCGCCATCAATCTTAAAGCGCGAACCAGCGTAACGGGCAAACATCACCCAATTACCCTGCTCACACCACGGACCAGACGGGAACTTCTCCGCGTCTTTGTAAGCCAGAGGCCCTACTTTGAGGACATAGCCAACCTGTGTGGATACTGTCTGCTCATGCACCACCGCATCCGGCAGATAAATACCGCCATCGGTCTTACCTTTTCCGCGATAGGGGAGAATAAGCAAACGCCAGCCCGTCGGGTCTGGCATCCTTTCTAGGAGAGAACCACCGATTTTTTCGGGGTCTAATGCTTTGTCAGTGACATCGGTGTAAGCTTCGGCGAGGTTTGCGACTCCCTCAGATACACCTTCCAAATCAAGTTTTTGCGCTTCAGTCATTGCTTCGCTCCTGTTTTTCTAGCAGGCCCTTGAGTTCCTGTTCCACGTGATCCAGAGATTTTAAATTTCCCATGAGCTCACGATACTGCTCTATGTTCTTGACGTTGTCATAAATCAACAAGTCTTGAACTGCCTTCCGCCGCTCTTTGATAATCCGAAAAGCAGCCTCGGCAAAATATATTTCATCCACTCGTATATCTCCGCGTTAAATCTGATATATTATTATACCATTTCCAGCGCAAAGTCACGTGTTTCTTTGTTCCTTCTTAGCCAACCTTTACCAAAAGTGTTAAACGTCCGAAGGCTCTTATAAAAAGCCTCGCGATCATCAGCTACAGCCTTAATTATTTCCGCCGCGTCCGCGGCTTCTACCGCCGCTAGAGTCTTTGGGCCTATCGCCCCGTCCGCAGTCGCTCCTACGGCCTTCTGTAGCGCTTTAGCCGCCCTTCCCGGCCCGCTGTTCACGGCCCAGTCAAAAATAGCAAAATCTACACCTGACGGTAGGTTGTCACCCTTTACCTTATCCCAGTAGCCCTGCTTGTAAATTAACTGCACGTGCTCTTCAGGGATGTTCTTTAACTCATCCACATCCTCTAGCGGTCTGCCCAGAAAATCTGAGTAGGTTTTGTGCGTAATCCCCTTGTTAGTTGCCCCGCCGGGATCCTCCGGGTGGTCAACAAAGCCGCCTTCGTGCTTTAGCACCATCTCTAGGCTTTTGAAGAAATTGGCTTCCATTAACGACCTTTCATATACTTGCTCACAGCGCGGTTACCGAACCAAAATGACATAATGGCGGCAAACAGGCCTTGAGTCTCCGGAGTCCACATAAGCGTTACAGCGTCTTTCCAATCGCCGCCAGACTCCAATACTTTCACGATAATCACGACTTCCGTCGCGGCGAACATCAAGAAGAAGGCATAAGTAATAACAGGCCTAACACTACCGCGCAGAGCGTTGACAAATCCGCCAGCGTCAATGCTTCGATCATGCTCATAGATGCCCTTCGTCTCGGCTATATCCGCCTGTTTGTCGAGTTCCTCTAATTTTAGCGCGGAGCGCTTCTCCATCAACTCGGCTTCCATCTTCATGGTTTCGAGCTTCTGTTTGTGCTCCTGACCCGCCTTGAAGAAATTCAGCACTTCCGGGAGAAAGCTTGTCCCAAAGCCCAGTAAACTCCCAAGCAAACTCATCATTTTCAAGTCTCCTCTTCATATCCGCTATGCGGCGTTTCAAATCTGCTACTACCTCATCCATCGGTAATCGTAAACCGCACATTCGGGTGATCGGGGTAATTTACCACGACCTGACCCTCTGGACATTCGTAATGGATATAGGCAATTAGTGTGGCTTCACCTAATGCCACCTTATCCGGATTATCCAAAGTTATAGAATACGCGAAGGTATCCACCTTATCAGTAGCAGGCCCCATAAACTTAGTAATAGACGGCGTAGCCTTGTGAACAAAAAGGTCACTGTCGCGAACATCTAAAATAAAATCAGTTACAGTGCAGTCATCACGGTGCTTTTCTCTCGCAACCGCAACTTTAAACTCGCCGTTGCGGGGCCCGTCAGAAATCTTAAAATGTTCGGGAGCCCACGTTAGGATGGGGTCGTCAAAGCCGATCTTGTCGTAAAGGGTGTATCCGCCACCTATCAAAGCAAACGTGGCGGTAATAACGCCAATCCCTTTTGTGATGTTTTCAAAATCCATCAATACACCTTTACCGATCCGTTCTTTATGTGCTTTGGCACACAATACGCGGTCACCCTATCTTTAGGATTTAGATAATCCAAACTCCTGTAATTCCCATATCTTTTACTTACCTGAGAAGCATAATAATTACAATCAACTATGCTGGCAAAGTACATATCGTTGCTGATGAGCTTCCGGTCATCCCCCGTGCCTAAATACACCATCAACAAAAATACGTGGATCATTCACTTGGCTTTGCACCCTTGCTATTTACATACAGACCAAACCACGCGGCCCCCGCGCCAACGATCACACTGACAAAACCTGCCTGTGCGTTATTCGGGTCAGGCAAAGCCATAAACCAAGTACACGTTTTGTAAAACACAATCATGTAACTAAGGATGAGTAACCGCGGAACAATTCGCCACGCATCTAATTTTTCCGGCGTAATCATACAGAACCTTTCATTTTGACAAGCCAAACAAACCCTACCAGCGCCGCTGCGCCGACAAGGACTGCCAATATAATAACACAAATTTCTACAAATTTCTGCCTGCGCTCACGCTGGAGGTACAACGTCTCCTGACGCTGCTTACGGATGTTGCCTTCCATGCGGATGAGCTCGTCCCAAGCCGACCTGCCCAAGGTCAGGCTAATCCATTGTTTTAATTCATCTCTTTGGGATTGCGCTTTGCGTTTAGCAGCAAAGGCCTCAATAGCCTCCTGCTCTACAGACTTGCCGTTAAATAATTTCTTGAATATAGGTGGGTTTTTAGCTTCTTTTTCCGCTTGGTCAATATCAGAAAGAGCGCCCATCCATCTGGACAGGTCGCCCGCCATCGACTCAATATCACGGCCAATAGAAAAACCTTTTTTAAGTGCCCCAAACGCCGCTGACGCGGTCGCCATCGCCGAAACTGGATCCATAACTATTTCCCGTAGTTATAATAAACATTATACTCTCTTCTTTTTCTTTTTTGGCTTAGACTTCCCAGCTTCAGACAAAGCAATAGCGATAGCCTGCTTCTGCTTGTAGCCCTCGTCCATCAGCTTACTAATGTTCTTGCTGACGGTGGCCTGACTTGATCCCCGTGCTAACGGCATTAGCTACAGCTATTGTAGCCGCCACCTTTTACAGCAGCACCCATGCCACGAGCCGTTGCACGACCCATGCTCATTGGAACCTTTACTTCGGCTGTCTTGCCATAAGGGATGCGACCCTGACCCTTAATGTCAGCATATTCTACTGCCTTGGGTGCCGCACCCGGCTTATTCGTTACAATTTTTACTGCGCCCATTCTACTGGCCTCCTCTGCCAAGTTTAAGTAATTCACGCTCCATAGCAGACTGGATACGTGCCTGTGTCTGCCGCTCTTGCGCCGCCAACCGCTGCTGGAACTGATCCGCCCGCAACTGCTGGTTCTGTGCATCAAGCTGCAATTTGGCTTGGTCATTCTGTGCGTCCGCCTGCTCAGCCTGTGCCTTAATCTGAAGCTCCTGCTCTTTAAGCTGAACCAACGGATCAGGGCCCTGACCAGACACCTGTGCAGACATCTCTTTGACCATCTGCATACCTTCAGCAACAAACTGTGCTGTAAGTCCTTCAATTTGCAGCATTTCTTCCTCAGTAGCCGCCTCGCCGCCCGCGGCCTGCCTGCTCTGAATAAACTGCACCGCCGCCTTCTCACGAGCAGCAATCCGAACGTGCTCCATGATGTGCTTCTGCAACGCCATCGCAATAGCAGGCATACCACCAACCATAGGCGTCGAACCAAAGACCATGTGCGCCATAATGTGCGCCTGATGCTCCTGACCCTCAAAAGCCTTCAGCGGTATCATGTCCATCGCGTCAATGTTTTCCTGCGCCGGATCCTTCGGAGTCGGCTCATCGTCAGGAATGCGCCGCATAATACGGTCCACGTCCCGCACACCAAGCGCATCGTACATATCCCGATACACCTCGTACATATTGTGCATCTCTGGAGCCGCACCAGCTAACTGCAACTTAGTCTGTGCCAAAGCAATCCGCTGCGCCTGACTAAATACATTCGGATCAGAAACCGGTATGATGTCCACGCGGTCATCAAAGTCAGTCTTCATTACTTTAGCGTCCGCACCCTCTACAGAATACGGATACTCCTGCGGCAAGCTCTCACTCATCACACGAGCCAAAATTCTAAACTCAATCCGCATCGCATTGTGCAAGCGCTTATGCACCGCACTCATTACACGAGAGCCCTGCTCTAGCATCGCGATAGTCGTACCAACAGCAGCCTGCTGATTACCATCGCCCACCTTCATGTCAGTAATGGTCGCGAACCGCTGACCCGCCTGAACCACAAAGCCAAGCAAGTTAAACAAGGTCTGATCGGGCCCTTTAAATGGCAGCGGCATCAGGCTGTCACGAATAGCCCCACCGGGAGCGTCCACATCGCGGAACTCTCCGGGCTGCAACGGGTCATCGTCATCCCTGATACGCAGTCCACGGGCTTTGAAACCCGCTGGGAGGTTGGACAATGTACCAGCGTCGATCAACTGTCGCAGCGCCGCCGTGGCGGTTCGTGACAAACCGCCAATGGTGTGAATAAGGCCCAAACCATAAAAACCAAAGCCCGGAAGGAACTTATAATGCACAAAATACTGTATCTTGCGCTTTAACTCGTCATCCTCGCGGTAATTTCGGCGAATTGCCAATACCTGCCCGTTGTCCTGACTGATGGTGACAACATATGGTACTTTAATACCTGTCGGCTCACCGTCATCGTCAAGGTCTTCATACCCCTCAAGGTCTAAATCAACGTGACACTCCAAAATGGTGCAGTCATAGTCAATCTGTGTCGGCGAAACACCGTCAATACGGTCAAGTTCGTCCCCCACACTGTCCATTTCTGCCTGTGCAGGAATAACCGGCACGTCTAAATAAAACCCTGCGACCTGCTTCTTCCGCAAATCGTTCAAAGACATACGCACAACCTGCGTAATATTTGGGCAAGTATCCAAATCTGCCGTCTCATACGGCACAATCAGGTTCTCAGCAGGAATAAACTTACTTACTGCACGACCCAAAGTCTCGTCATAGTAGACCTTCTTGAATGTACTACCCGCCAATGGCAAATAGAACAGCATCTGGTCCATGTCAGGGGTGTAATCCTCCATCACATTCGTGATGTAGTAATTCATAAAGTGCCTTACGCGCTGCGCTTGGGACTGCTTTTCTCTTGTCTCGCTTCCCATAATAGCAGTTCGCACGGGGCCGCTGGCAGGCAACAACTCATTGAACGCCTGCGCCTGAAACTGCGTAGCCGCCTCGGCAAGCAACGGGTGCGTAACCCCAGAAGCCCCTCTAAAAGGCTGGGTCCTCTCCTCGTAGTTGAACCCAAGAAGCTCCAAACCGTTTGCATAAGCATCTTCCCAATCCTGTCGGCCAGCCTTGTTGGCCTCAAACTCACCCAACAACTCACCGGCTATGCGGCCAAGCTCCCTTTCAGGCATCTCCTCGGCCAAGTTTGCATAAAAATCATCATTCTCGCCGCGCTGATCCGCTGGCTCAAAATCTACAGTGACACCGCCATCCTCTTCCGGCGATATCTCAATATCCATTCCTTCCGCCATGCCCTCAAAAGACACGACATTGTCCATGCTGCCCGGAATCTCTAGCTCCACTTCAGCCGCTAAATCCTCTGGATCCAACTGCGACGGGACATTTTTGTCCACCATGCCGCCAATAGGTTCACGTGCCATGCGTTATCTCCTTCAAGACTAACTTACCATAGTCCTATACATATTTCTAGCAATTGGTGCTAGGCTGCCCACGCCCCGTGGGCCGCGGTTCATGTTTCGCGCTACATCAACCAAACTTATTACGCCGCCTTCTTTTTTCTTAACTACACCGGGAACGATGTTGTTTACGTCAAACACGGCATAGTTTTTACCGTCCTGCTCGTAAGTGGTAAAACCATCAAAACCATTCGATCTCATCCAATCTATTACACCGGAGTCCTCTATCGAATCGTATCTCCCAGCTTCAACAGCCCCTATAAAATCAACATCCTCATCTAAAGCAAACCCGTCTAATTCTTCTTTGTTTTTCTGGTAGAAATCGCTTTCTCTAAGTTGTCTAAGGTGATCTGGATTATCAACATCAAAAAAATTAGCGTCTTTAAGGTATACAGGACGTATGTTAGGGGCCCCGTCTAAAACATCCCCCGCAAAATATTCTGCTGAACTTGGAGTATCCGCTACAAAAGTATACGGTGCGTCCGGGTCAAACTCTTTGAACTCTGCCCCTGTACCGTGGTAAAAGCGCTGTGGTTTGTCGCCGCCCAGCAAACCTGAAGAGCTTTGGGCCGTGGGCCACGGAAACTCATCATAACCCTTAGAGTATATTTTAGCGCCCGTTTCGGAAGCGACGCGGCGTACATCCTCTATACGAAACGGCATTTCTTCCGGGGATAGTGTCGGGTCAACACGAGTCATATCAACCTCGCCCGATTGAACCTTTGCCTCAAGCTCGGGGGAAACCGCCTCCGCAGAAAACCCGCGAGGACGGGAAAACTGCCACGACGCTATCATATCTTTATCGTCTTCAAGACCAAACTCCATTTCTTCTCGTGACTCATATGTACCAAACCGAGTTTTTAGCGGGAAAGTTGGGTTACTCGCAAGAATAGCTTCTTTTTCATCAATGTTTCGTAAAATCACAGCGGGGCGCAGGGGGTTTCCTAACCGAGCCTGCGTTTCAAACGCTACACCTTCGCCCGCAATTCGGCGATAGTTTTTATACGCATCCTGAGACGCTCCGTATGAGGTTTCTGGGCCCGTTGAAACCCGGATACCTAAAGTTGCCATAGCGTCTTCAAAGCGCTCCGCCCGGACTAATAAGTCCGTAACTAATTTTTCTCGCGCTCGTTCCACTACTTCATCTTTAAATAATAAATCATCTTTTTTGGGTATGTACCCTAAACCGCTACCTGTCATCTCTCGGGGGCCGGGGAAAACTAGCCTTGGGTCAAAGCCGCCTCCGAACTCCCGCTTAATCGTGTTTATAACGCTGCCCTTTTCCGATATGATCTCTTTTTGAGCTTGCTGTAAGGCATCTGCAATATTTATCCGGTTATACCGATCCCCAAACATTATGTCTTCATTCGCCACAGTGTACGGGCCGCCAAACTTTAAATCGCCAAAACTAGAGCTTTCAATAATATTAACGGCGTTTCTTAGACCGCGGTCGTTGCTTGCGGCTCTTTGCCGTAAGTCTACGGTGCTGGGGTAGAAACTCTGACCACCTTTAGGAAGCCCCTCAAAATCTTGAATGGCGTGTTGAATTTCGTGCATGATAGTACTGCGGATCTCATTTGGCCCCGCACCATATGTCATGTTTAAATTTATCGTATTGGCGTCTACGTCCCAGTTACCTAAAGTCGAAGGGCCCGTCGGCATAGATTCTACCGCATGAATATTAATATTTTTTAAATGGGGGTAATATTCAAGAATAGGGTGATCCGCGCCCATAAAATCTTCTAAAGAATACGGGACAAACCTGCCGTAATCGGGCTTAGTGTTATTGCCGGTTGCTTCAAATAAGTCATCTAATTTGCTTCGATCAACTTTAAAAGCAAGGTCAGACGCCGCCTCATCAAGAGGCGACGGTAACTGAACCTGATTAAAGGCATCATCAAGTTCTACCGCTAAATAATTTACAGGTTTACCTGTAGTTGGGTTAGTGTAACTGTAATAGGCCGTACTAGTTTCAGCAAAAACTCTGTCGGGGTCTTCCCCGGCATCCAGTCGTTTTTGAGCATCTAGCATACGTGCTTGAATTTCCGGGGATGAAACCTTTTTACCCCCTATCATGCCAACAAAAGTGCCTGTTTCCCCTGCGCGGATAGCTTGATTAATACTTGCCGCCGTTCCTACCGCAGTAGTTGCCGGAATCAAAGTCGGGTCATACCGGTACTCTTGGCCTGTCTCCGGATCATACGCAAAGTCATACCCCTGCATCATGGCTTCAGCACCATAAGCCTGTTGTTTATATATCTGTTCAGGCATGGAAGCTGCCGCTTGCGCCGCCCCGGCAGGGTCAGAAAACAAAGAGGCCACGCCTTGAACAATAGGCATGTAGCTAAAACCAAACTCCGCGTCTTTGTATTCACCCGGAACAGGTATTCTAAGAACTGTGCCCGGCGGGCCGTCCATGGGAATATCTCGGCTAGATGCCGGAGTAACCACCTCCGAGCGATACGGCACAAACATATTAAAAAACTGTGCGCCAATACCCCGTTGCTCGGCGCCGGGTATGCCGTACACATAATCCGCGTTAGGATCCGTGGGCCGCGGTGCGGGGGCATTTGCCGCTAAGAAATCGTCTTCCGGATTGTCCGCCATTAATAATACCCCGAACGACTGGTCTGGAAGAAGCCCTGCTCATTGCGCGGGAAATATACATCAATGCCCGTGGACGGCGACCGGAAACTCCTCGACCCCGGCTCACGGCCCAAAATCTGGTCCAACTGCTCAAAAACTTTGTCATCAACCATTCTTGCAATCTCAGGCAAAGTCGCGTTAACGCCAGC